CCTATGGTATCCAAAAGCCCGTTTAAAACGTCGCCTGTTTCTTTTTTGGTTAACTTCATAACCGTACCAAGGTTTTCGACAACGGCGGCCTTGTCGGCGTCGGCGTCGATCACGTCGGCGGCGGCGGCCTTCATGCTTTCCAATACGGCGTCAAAACTATCGCGGCTTGAATAAACCCCGACAAGGTCACGGATTTTTAATTCAAGGGCGTGGTTGTCGGCGTCCTTGGCCTGATCGGAAAGCAAACCCCAGTCGTCGCTATCGCGCCCGCTTGTGATATGACTGGAACGGGTTTTATTTTGTGTTTGCATACCGTTTAAACAGGCCAGTGTCCATGCAATCTGATAAACAGAAACAGAACCCGCGCCGACTTCCGAATTTTGCAAACCGATTCCATTGGCCATAACGTCCCCGACGGCCGCGCCTTCACCAGTATGGGCTAGCGATTTAAAGCGCATGTAAAGGCGTTTATCAGTCACGGTTGCATTAACGACTTGAAACTGGGCGGGGCTATCCACTAATTGGGGCAATGCAGACTGTAACAAGTTCACGTTATCAAAAGTTTTAAACTTGTCAGAAACAAAAGCCCGCAATTTACCGATACCGCCATCCGACAGGGCAAGCCCCTCATAGGAACGCAACATACGAACCGACGGTTCTTTTTGCCAGATAGCATTGATCAGGCCGTCGAATTGATCAGCATAGCCCGCTTGAAGGCGGCGGGCGGTTCTAACGTCAATCCCCGCATTAGCCGCGATTTGATTAAACGATACGTCGTTTACGTCCAGAACGGTTGTCGGAACGCCGCCCCGCTGTTCGATAACGACTTGTGGCGCACCGTCAATATTGGTTGTTTTCTGCAAGTCATTAGTCGGAACAATATAATCCGCTTGCCTTGCGGCGTCGTCGCGTACCTTTTCCAACAAACGTGACAGAGTGTTTTGAGTGTTTTCGATTGAATTTTTCATTTTACTATTTCCCGTAGTTTTTGGGGCTAGGCCGACGCCCCGTTTAAAAAAGCCTATGGGGGTTATCTCATATTATCTGATCCCGTGCAAGCGGAAATTTTAAAAAATACTGTACGGGGCAAAAATAAACCCCGCCGGATTATGGCGGGGCTTGTTTAGGTTATCGACGGCGGCGTCGGGTTCGGGGCTTGCGGGCGTGTCTTTGCCAGTCTTCCCCGTACATGAGGCGGGCTATCCAATTTAATAAGAACATTATTCCTGCAACCCCCAGTCTACGTCGTGAATATAAACGGGCTTCGCCGTTAACATTTCCCGCAACCGCTCTTCGGCTTCGCGTCGGGTATCAAAAGTTTCCCCCGTAGGGTATATTTCCCATTCACCTACGCCGTTAGAACACTTTACAATTTCCAATTTTTCAGTCATGCCGCCACCTCATAATCATCAGTAAAGGTTGCGTTTAGCATTTCCAATATATCATCAGGCAAAAATAAATGCGGGTCAGTATATCCGATAAATGAGTCCGATATATCAGTCACACCATTTTTAGTCATTCGGGCAACTGTTTCCGCATTCCATGAATCGCGTAAATCATCAAACAAAATGGACTTGCCATCTTTTTCAATATCCATAATCAGATAATTGTGACAGCCCCAACCGTCCGGCACGGTTTTATAGCCAAGGGCATCTATCGCGTGACAAACAATGTTAGTCCCGTTCCACCCGTCACCATCTTTAAAACCAAACTTTGAAAAGGCGTCTTCCCATTCCCATTCAACAACTGTTCTAGGCATCGTTTTTACTCCCGTGGTTAATTAACGATAACCCATATATATGCGACTATTTAGGACTTATCAAGTCAAAAATACTTTCCCATTGAAACGGTTGTTCACATTGGAATATCGGTTCAACCGCTTCAAGCCCGTCCATCTTTAAATCGACGGCGGCGTTAGCCGGATACAAAAAGCATTTAGCGGGTTCTGTCGGGCTTTTCTGTTGCTTTATCAAAATCCAACAACTGGCATGGCTATGCCGCGATAACCATGCAACTTGTGACGGTTGCAGGGTGACGGCGTTGCCCGTTAAAAATTTTAGTTCGACAAAGTGAAAGTCACCGCTCTCATCGCAAATCATTAAGTCGGGGATACCTGCCCCCACCCAGTTTTCAATCCTCGTCAGAAGAAATTTCCGGCTCGATCTCTGCGTCGCTTCCTTCACCTGCTTGTAAAAGCCTGCCTCGCGCTTTGTTGCGATTGCTGGCATTCTCGTTTTCTTCTGTCGGGGTGACGTCGATTGTGATCGGGGCATAACTATTCTTTATCTCCTCTAATGCTTTCAAAACGTCTTCTTTGCTCATGCTATCGATTGATCCATGACGGATTTCAGATTTGCTGACATAGATATCGCCTTGCGCTTGCCCCCGTCTATACTCCGCTTGTACGGCGGCGGAATAAGCCCCGTTTTCCAAAGCAACATCCCGTATAGTTTGTAAGTCCCGAAGATGCCTTTGATATGTTACCCCGTATTTCTCGTCGAGTTCCCGACGATAAGACTGTATCGCCGCAACAACATGTGGTGAGATATTAGGGTTTGTTAATTCATAAGCCCTTGCATGAGCAGACCCCGCGGCATAACCCGCGTTGATGGCGGCTTCTCTCAAAGTTATCTGCCCGTCTTTGCTCACCAGTTCTTTTACAAAGAGTTCCTGTTTGCGGGTCAGGGGTTGTTCCGCCGTGGCTTTTTTCCTGCCCCGCGTTTCAGTTTTAACAACAGCCTGTTTTGCCATAATCTATCCTCAGTTAAAAAGGTTTACTTACCCAATATATACACAGGATACGCTATATAGAACAGAAAAAAGAAAAAAAGAAAAAACAAATTTAGAACCCCTTAAGGCCGATTTCCTGTTACATTTTTGTACTTTAAGGTGTAACAGAAAACGTAACAGAAAAAACCTATATATATAAACTACTTATCGTTACTGTTACGTGTGTTACGTGTGTTACGTGGTAAAAACACTAAAATTTATTTTTCTTATTTTTGCTCCTATATAAGGGAAACGCGTTACAAAACAAAAAAAGGGGTGACCCGAAGATCACCCCTGACTACGAAAGGTGTTTTTATTTTACTACAACCCGAACCATTGGCAAAGTGTTTTTGCGGGTTGGTATTTATCGTATGCCCAGACGATTATTGCGACTAGGACAAAGCATGTTGCGGTTGCCACTTTACTCTGTTCCATTTTCCTGCATCCTTTTCGAGTTGTTGTTCGATGATGGGGTGGGACACTGAGCCGCGAAGCCCGATGGACAGGCAATGCTGATAATATTTTGCCTCTGCCTTCCAGTAATCGGCGTTCTGGCCATTCCAGTCTGCCTCATCTGCGTAGTATTTGCAAATTTTGTACATTGACTGATACGTGAGCCCTGACCCGTGAGCCGCGGACATAATTTCGTTATTCATTTATCAATCTCCTTTTTGGGTTTAGCGCGGCCTCGATGTCCCATCCTGCGGACAGTCTGGAGCAGACCGTTTTAAAGTTTTGCTCAAAGTCTTTTGCGGCATCGGTTAGGCATCGGTATGTTTTTCCGAATGCGGTTACTGTTTTGAGCGGTTTTGTGTATGGTTTTTTTCTTTTAACCAGACCAAGGGCTTCTTCCATGCTCCACCCGTAGCGGTTTCTAGCGTCAAAGGTATCGACGGAAACCCCATACGCCAGACATAATGCGGATCGGCTTTCGTACCGTGAGCCGCGGAACGTGATTGGTTTAGATTGGGGGGATTTTCTTACGGGCGGGGCATCAATGCCCACGGCTTGCCTTGGTGTCCAACCGCTGACGGTTAGTCTGGCTCGAATAGTTTTTGCGGGGATATTGAAGTCATCTTCCAGTTGACTGCAACCGTAGTAGGTTTTCCCGTTGATTTTATATTTTTTGCCCGCGGTTAACGGGTCGGAGTGGCATCCGCCGCGTTTGACGTTATATCCATCCGGCCACGCTGTATTATATTTTTTTATCCAGTATTGTTCGGCGGCGGAGAGGGCGGGCAGGCTATTGACCCGTTGAATGATACGGAAGGAAAACGCATCCTCGCCATATTCTCTCATAGCGTGGGCTAGGGTGTTTTCTTTTCCTGCCCCGCGCCGTGACGCTGATTTGTGTTCAAAAACCCGACGCTCAAGAACCGTGCGCCGCGTTAGACCGACATATTGCATACCGTTGACGGCATTTGTTGCGAGATAAACGATCATTTTAAAAACCATTTCTTGCTAGTGTCAGTGTTCCAGAAGCCGCCGTCATTTAGGAAGCATTCATAGACCACACAGACGATGTCATCATCTTTCCAGACGCAGAGATCAAACATCCGCTCACCGACTTGGATGCCATACCAGAGGTTGTCTTCGCCGCGGTCAGCATGATCTTTTTGGATATCTGGATCAGTTTCGTAGAACGCGGTCAGATAGCCTTTCTCGTAGTCGAACAGCACCAGTTCGTCATCATCAGAACCGTGATCCGCGGACTGTAGGTTGGAAAAGAAGATGGTCACATCGCCTTCCTCATCCAGATCACTATCGACTTGTTTGTATGTAACATCGGTTCCCATAACCAGCATATGGATACGCCGGAACAGTTCATCTTCAGTCATGTCATTCTCCCGTAGTTGATATAAGATTTATCCCATACATAATATAAATAAAAAGGGGCGTCAAGCCCCTAGTGTTTTGTGTCTTCTTCGGCTTCATACCCCGCCGTCATGAGAGCCGCTTGCCCCATTGCTGATGACAGCATACCCATGGCGGTTACTTTGTCGGGGCAGGAAATAAACAAACGGAAAAAGACCGCGGTCAACGCGCCGCCCATCGCCGCCCCTGCATCGAGGTCATTGCTATCAAAGTCGTCAAACAACTCATTTATCATGTCGCCTGCGATATCGAAGTCTTTTTCCATTTTATCGATCATCCGCGTTGTATCCTTCTCCATGCGGCTTGAATTTCAGCGGCGCGGTCAACGGCTTCTGGGCTAAATTTGCCTTCGGCCGCGATCCGCGAGGCGTAGAGTGAGACCACCTGATTAAGGTGTTGGACGGCCTCAACGTATTCCATCTCTTGCGCCTTTTGCCTAATAATATCCTGTTTATAGATCATTGTCATTATCTCCGACGTTAAATTGTTCTTTGACCAGATTAGCAAGGTCTATTAATTTGTGCATTTGATGCACGGTCACATATTCCGCGCCTGCCGTAAGCAATTCATCGCCAACTTCCGAGGAAATATTTACCAGATCGAAAAGAGCCTTACGCATTTTTGGGGTAATATCCTTGAGCCGCGTTTCGCGGTCTTTTTTAGCCAATTCACGTTCATTGGCCCAAAAAACACAACGCTCTTCATGTGTCATATTTTCAAAGTTCTTAGGTCTAGCCATTTTTTTCTCCCGTAACTAGAATTAAAGATAACTCTTATATATTCCTATATAACATCAGTGTCAATACAAAAAAGACCCCCAGATGTCAGGGTCTGGGGGTCTTCTCTACGGGAACGGTAGAACTTTTTTGGAGGCTCTACAGGGACGAATATAAAGGATTGTATGGGAAATGCAACATATAATCTGGTAATTTTTTACTTAATTTTTCAGAAAAAATGTGAAAGAATTTAATAACTAAGGGGGAAAATTTGCGAGGCTTTGAAGCAGGCAAGTTGGGGGAATATATATGCGCCGTCCGGCTCATGAAGATGGGCTTGACTTGCGAGATCATCAACTTGGACACCGTAGACATCGCCGTTAATTACGAAAATAGGCTGATCAGAGTACAGGTCAAGTCCAGTACATTAAAAAAGAATGGCCGGACAAATATGGGGTATCAATTTGCCACTAGCGTGTCTGGAAAAAAGAGGCCGCTTACTGTCACAGATTGTGACATTGTGGCTTTGGTCGCCACAGATTGTGAACGGGTTTTGTTTAAACCAGTGGAATGTTTAAAGGGGCAGGTTACAAAACGTATCCTGCCCCGTAAGTTTGATAGAGATGATTTAGAAATACGGTCTTGGGAAAATTGCCTCAAGTGTCTTTCTGATTGACTTGTTCCCCCTGACAACACTCCTGAATATAAAGGTTGCAAGTGGCGCATTGTACGTGACCGTGTACCTCGACAGGCGGTAACTCACATAAGCACCGCGGGCATTGGTTATTGTCGAGGCGTTCCTTTATCTTGCCCGATTGCCCGAAAGAGTTGCTCATTCACATTCTCCTTTCTTATTCTAGACCAAGTCTTGCGGAACTTGGACGCTTTTGGAACGGGTGGAATTTTTAACAATTTCCTTAATTTGTTGTCCATGGTTTATTTTACCACTTTTAAGGTCTGCTTGCGCTTTAATTTTTCGTTATAACGCAAGTAATATTCGCGGGTCTTGTCCCGATTGTTTGCTTGCCAGTGATTGCGTGAGCATTTCTTAGAGCAAAACTTGCGCTGTTGACCCGTGAGCCGCGTTCCGCACTGCGCGCATTTTTTTCTACCGTACTTGCGCTTTATTTCTTTTTTCTCAGGGGTAAACGCAACGTCCACGCCTTCATCGGGGGTAAATTCGATATCTTCGGGCATTTCCTCTGGCTTGGGCGGTTCTTTCTTCGCCATAGCGTTTGCTATTTCGCCTTCGATTTCATATCGAAGCAAAATTGCCCGCGCACCAAGCATTTCCATAGTGCGTCTGGAAACAGCCCCTGTTTCATCAAATTCATGTAGTGCAAACTGCACGGCATATAGCATGTTGTGTTTTTCTAGGGTCATTATATTCTCCCGTATAAGAGTTGATAGAAATTATCCCATACCATGGGTAAAAAAAAGTGTCAAGTCCATACAAGCAAGCAGTCAAAAAGGCTAACTGTTTTTCTTGTAGACTTCCCACATAATCCGAAGTTGACCACTAATGGTTCGCCCTTCCGACTTTGCCATTCTTTTGATCTGTTCATACACCTCAATCGGCACTAAAACAGATTTCCATTTAGTGATATCCATGGTTTTCTCCTTTGTAAGCGAATATATAGGATAAGCCACAGAAAAACAAGCGAAAAAAACACCCCGCCGAAGCGGGGCAGTTTAGGGAGGAAACAATAAATTACTTAACGCGGTAGAGGATCAATAACATAACGGCAATTTGAATTGCATCAACCCAAGTAACACCAAATCCTGTAGTCATATCACTCTGCCTCACCCCAACTAGGCCCGATTTCAATATCGCACTTGCTGGGAACCTCTAATGGTACAGCATTTTCCATGATGTTGGCAATACTTTTTGCATCTTCGGCATCTTTTACTGACATGGCGATCTCATCATGTATCTGAATAAGCGGCACACGGCCAGTTTTGTAGATATTTACCATGGCCTGCTTTGTCATGTCCGCGGCAGATGCTTGGATCAGGCGGTTCAGT